GTCCTCGTGACCGAGGACCTGCTTCCCTTCCGCAACGTGCGCGCCTCCTACGCGTACTCGGTGGACGACCTCGAGCGCGCCGCCTTCGCGCGCGTGCCGCTCCCGATGTGGAAGCGCGAGGCCTGCATCGACGTGATGTCGCGGACCATCGACGAGATCGGCCGCAGCGGCACCGCGATCGACGCCGACGGCGACGCGAAGCTGCGCGGCCTGTTCAACAACGCGAACGTGACCGTCCACTCGCTGACGAACGGCGAGTGGGACTCGACCGGCACCGCGGCCGAGATGATCGCCGACCTCCAGGAGATCGAGTCGACCATCATCACCGCGGCGAAGGACACGCAGCCGAACGACTACATCCTGGTCCTGCCGACCACGATGGAGGGGAAGCTCCTCACCACGCGCGCGGGGACGACCAGCGACATGAGCGTCGCCGAGTTCTTCCTCAAGAGCGCCCGCCTCATCCGGCGCATCGTCCGCTGGGGCGCGCTCGACAGCGCGGTCTCCCCGGCGGTCACCGCGACCAACCCGCCGCAGGGCCTGTGCATGCCGATGAACCAGGCGCTGGCTGGCATCTACTGGCCGATGCCCATCTCCTACGAGGAGCTCGCCCCGCAGATGAAGGGCTACGAGTGGCTCGTCGAGGCCCGCGCCCGCGTGGGCGGTGTCGAGTTCTCGAAGCCGTTCCTCTCGCTCTACCTCGAGAACCTCGACTGACCCCCATGGCCCTGCTGAGCAACCACACCTCCAGGATGTACACGCTGCCGCGCCGAGAGCGCGACGGCGTGTCGTTCGGAGGCGTGGGCTTCGCGGTGCGTCCCGGCGAGCCCATCGAGGCGCCGGTCTGGTACGTCGCCGAGCTCCACCTCGAGCCCGGCTTCGCGGCCCGCTTCAAGTCGGGCGAGATGACCGTCTCCCACGTGGAGCCGGTCTTGGTGACGGTCGCCGAAGAGGCGGCCCTCCCCGCTCCTCCTCCCGCCCCCGCCGCGCCCTCGAAGGGCAAGAGCAAGAAGAAGGGCTGAGCCGTGGCGCTCACCCGCACCACCTTCCTCGTCCGACATCCCGAGTTCTCCAAGACGGACGGGGCCCAGATCGACGTCGCGCTCGCCGATGCGGTGAACGCGGTCGACGAGACCGTGCTTGGCGACGAGTACGACCGCGCGTGCGCGCTTCACGCGGCGCACTCGCTCGCTCTCTCCCCCGGCGCCCAGCGTGCACGACTCAACGCCTGGAGCTCCGAGACCCCCTACTCCGCGCAGTTGGACGCGCTGCTCAAGAAGTGCGGCGGCGCCTACCGAGTGATTCTCGACTGACCACCATGCCGACCCGACATCACGCCCGCGTGCGCGACACCGATCGAGGCTGGGAGCGCTACCGCTCCGGGCTCGCTCGCGTCGCCGAGCCGCGGGTGGTCGTCGGGCTCACGGCAGCGGCGGGCGCCGAGCGTCACCCGTCTGGCTCGACCGTGCTCGACGCAGCCGCGGCCGCGGAGTTCGGTACGCGCACGCAGCCGGCTACCCCGTTCCTGCGCTCGTGGGCGGACGACCCGCAGACCGAGGACGAGCTACGCGCCGCGGCGCACCTCGCCGAGGCGGACCCGGCCAAGGCCTCCGAGGTGCTCGACCGTGACGGGGCCCGCTGGGCTGACCGTGTCCGCGCTCGCGTCGTCGACGAGGGCCTGGTCGAGACCGGCATGCTCCGCGACGCCATCGGGCACGAGGTGCGGTCGTGACGACCTCGCCCGACTGGGATGTCGTCCGCACGGGCCTCATCGCCTGGGCGCTCACGCGCGCAGGGCTGCCTGCGGGCGCTGGCCAGTGGGCCGACGATCCGCTCGTGGTGGTCTCCTCGCCCGAGCCGTCGCTCACGCTGCAGCCCCTGGGCTTCCGCGGCGCGGGGACCGACGAGACCGTCTTCGACGACTTCGTTCCAGGCGACACCAAGCTGCAGCCGACGACCGGCGGGCATCGCACGCTCGCGCTCCAGGTCGCCGTCGACTCGGAGAGCCAGCTCCTCAGCGAGAGCGCCGGCGTCATCGCCGAGCGCTTCCGCACCAAGGTCCGCGCTCCGCTCGCGCTCGAGCAGCTCGAGGCCATGGGCCTGGGCCTGCTCTCGGTGGGCGAGCCCCTGACCGTCTCGGTGCGCGATGGCGGTGGCCGCGCGCACGCGCGTGCCGTCGTCGAGCTCCGGCTGTCGTTCGTCTCTGCGGAGCAGGACGAGGCGGTCGGCTTCATCGAGAGCGCCGCTCTCACGGGCACGGCGACGCGCCCCGACGCCACCACGATCTCGATCCCCGTGACCGTTTCCCCCTGAGGTAGCCCATGTCCGTCCAGCTCTCCGATGTCGTCGACGTCTCGATCAGCGCGGACACGCGCGTCGTCACCCGTGCCGGCTTCGGCGTCCCCATGCTCGTCGGCTACCACGCGGTCTTCGGTGACCGCGTCCGCAGCTACACGCGGCCCGCGGACATGCTCACCGACGGCTTCACGACCGCCAGCGCGCTCTACAAGGCGGCGGTCACCCTGTGCTCGCAGCCGACCCGACCGCCGACCTTCAAGATCGGTAGGCGCGTGGGCGCGCCCGCGCAGACCGTCCGGTACACGCCGACGCTCGCGACCGAGGGCATCGTCTACTCGGGCACCATCGGCACCGAGGACTGGACCCGCACGGTCCCCGCGGCGTCGAACGTCGCGGCCGAGTGCACGGCGATCGCCGCCGCCATCAACGCGCTCACCGGCGCCTTCACGGCGACCGCGTCCTCGACCTACGTCGACGTCGCGACCGACGTGGCCGGCGTCTTCTTCGCGCACACGAACGTCGCGAGCGAGAACGCCACCAACGCGATGGAGATCGAGGACCGCACGCCGGTCCCCGCGACCTCGCTCCAGACCGACCTCGCCGCCATCTACGCGGCCGACGCGGACTGGTACGGGCTCGACGTGGTCGACGCTCACAGCGAGGCGCAGATCGCCGACGTCGCGCTCTGGGCGACCTCGAACAAGGTTCTCTACATCGCGCCGAACGCCTACTCGGGAGTCGCGAAGAGCGGCACCACGACCGACATCGCATCCGACATGAAGGCTCTGGCCTACCGGAACGTCTCGGTCTGGTACGTGCCGAACGGCTGCGACCTCGGCTTCGCGGCAGGCCTCCTCGGCAAGTGCCTCCCCTTCGACCCCGGCAGCGAGACGTGGGTCTTCAAGGAGATCACCGGCGTCGAGGCCGACGAGCTCACCACCACGCAGGCCTCGGCGGTCTTCGCGAAGTACGCGAACACCTACCAGCCCCTCGGCGGGCGCAACCTCACCCGCAAGGACGGCCTCGTCGCGAGCGGCGAGAAGATCGACGTCATCCGCTTCGTCGACTGGCTCGAGGCGCGGGTCATGGAGACCGTCTTCGACGTCATCGCGCAGGAGCCGAAGCTCCCCTTCACCGACGCGGGGCTCGCGCAGATCGCCGGCGCCGTGAAGGCCGTGCTCCTCGAGGCCGAGCGCGTCGGCGGGCTCGACAAGGGCACCGGCTACGTGTCGGTCCCCCGGGTGTCCTCGATCAGCGCAGCCGACAAGAGCGCGCGCGACGCGACCGGCATCACCTTCGGCGGCGTCCTCGCGGGCGCCGTCCACCACGCGACCCTTCGCGGCCAGGTCTCGGTCTGAGCCGGGCCTGAGACCACGACGACGAGACCCAGGAGAGACCCATGTCCGAGCAGCTCTACCACTACTCGCCGGCCGCGAACGTCCTCACGGTCGCGCAGTCGCGCATCGAGGGCTTCGGCCCGGACGACGCGGTCTCGATCGAGCCCGGCGAGGACAGCTCGACCACGCAGGTCGGGCTCGACGGCCAGGTCACGCGCACGGTCATCACGAACCCGACCGCGATCGCGACCATCGCGCTGATGCAGACCTCGCGCGCGAACCGCACGCTCGAGGCGCTGGTGAAGCTGCAGGTCGACGGCGCCAACGGCGCGGACATCGGCGCCTTCTACTACAAGGACGCGGGCACCGGCGAGGAGCACACGGCCGAGCAGTGCTACGTCGAGCGTCGCCCCGACTTCGCCTACGGTCGCGAGGCCGGCACGCGTGAGTGGCGCCTGCGCCTCGTCAACTGGACCGTGAGCTACGCCGAAGAGGTCGCGTGAGCCACGTCGAGCACGAGATCGGCGGGCAGCTCTACCGCTTCGAGAAGCTGGGCTATCGCCGTGCGCGGTCGGTCCTCGTGCTGCTCGCGCGCGTGGCCGCCCCCGCGCTCGGCCAGCTCGAGGGGCTCAACGTCAAGACGGTCCTCGACGCAGACCTGGGCAAGCTCGGCGGCGCGCTGGCGGCAGCGATCGAACGTCTCAGCGATGACGATCTCGAGACCGTCACGCAGGCCTTCGGCGAGCGGTCCTCGGTGGTCCGAACAGACGGCAAGCCCGTCTCGCTCGGCGACGACGCGACGCGCGACGTGCACTTCGACCGCGTCGGACTGGCTGTCTATCTCGCGTGGCTGAAGGCCGCGCTCGGAGTGACCTACGGCGATTTTTTCGCCGAGCTGCGGAGCGCCGTCGGCAAGCCCGGCGCCCCCGCGGCGGGACCGTAGCTGTCCCCATCCCAGCCGGCCTCGACTGGGAGCTCTGGCGCTTGCTGACCGACGCTCGCATCGCCGCGAGCAAGAGAGAAATCGAAACCAACTGGACCCTCGACGACGTGCTCGACGCTCACGCAGCGCTCGACGTGCGCGACGAGGCCGAGAGACGAGCGAACGCGCCGCCCGCGAAGGGCGGTCGCTGAGGTACCCCGGGCCGTGACCACCCTCCGAGAGATCGTCGCCGAGCTGGGCTTCGAGGTCGATCCCGACGGGATGGACGAGTGGGAGGGGCGCATCCGCGAGGGCGTCACGACGGTGACGCAGGCGATCTCCGGCATGGGCGTGGCCGTCGTCGGCACGGTCGCGATGGTGACGCAGTCGCTCATCGGCATGGGCGACGACCTGGGCGACGTCGCAGCGCGCACCGGCGTCTCCGCGCAGGAGCTCTCGGAGTGGGACCACGTCGCGACGATGTCGGGCGCGTCGGTCGAAGCGATGCGCGGCGCGCTCGCTCGCCTCCCGAGCATCATGGGCCAGGTCGACAGCGGCAGCGCGACCATGCGCCGCACCTTCCGTGACCTCGGTGTCAGCGTCGAAGGCGCAGACGGCCAGCTCCGCGCGACCGGCGATGTGATGGGCGACGTGGTCGGAGCGCTCTCGCGCATCCGGAACCCGACCGAGCGAGCGGCAGCCGCGACCCGTGTCTTCGGGCGCTCGGGGCGCGAGCTCGTGGGCGTGCTGGGCCAGGGCGAGGAGGGCATCGCCGCCCTGCGGGCCGAGGTGCGCGACCTCTACGGGGGCTCGCTGCCCGCGTTCGTCGAGGCTGCGTCGCGTGCCGACGACGCGCAGAACCGGCTCAACCTGCAGATGCGCGCGATGGGCGTGGTCGTCGGCGCCGAGGTGCTGCCTGTCGTCGCGGACCTGCTCGAGCAGGCAGTCGCGGGCGGTCGGGCGTTCATCGACTGGGCCCGGGACACGACGGTCATCCGCGGCGCGGTCATCGCGCTGACGGCGGTGCTCGCGATGGCGGCAGCGGCTGGCGCGGTGCTGGCGCTGAGCACGGTGGAAATCTGGGGCCCGGCAGCGCTGGCGATGGCTGCAGCTGCAGCCGTGGCGGCCTCGCTGGGCTTCGCCTTCGACGACATCATGACCTTTCTCGAGGGCGGCGACTCGCTCATCGGGGCGTTCGTGACGGGCATCTTCGGGCTCGAGGGGGCGAAGGGCATCCTCGAGAGCGTGCGGATGCTGATCGCTGGCATCGGCGCCGACCTCGAGGTCCTGCTCGGCGGTGCGACGCCGGACCTCCGCGAGCTCGTGGTGGGCGTGCTGACGCAGTGGGTCGCGCAGATGGCAGCGATCGCCCTCGGCGTGCTCGTCGTCGTGCGGGCCATGACGTGGCTGTCCCGGACCGTGAGCGAGACGTGGTCGTCGGCGTGGGTCTCAGCCACCGCGACCTTCGAGACGTTCCTCGCGCGGGTCACGAGCGGGCTCGCCGAGGCGCGGCACATGGTCGAGGGCGTCGCGGGCTTCCTGGGCATCGACCTCTCCACCGGAGAGCGCGGCGCCGGGTCGAACGCGGGCGCGGCGGCGGATGCCACGCGCGGGCGCGTCGTCGAGATGGCGCAGACAGCATCGACGGCGAGCTCGCGCACGGTGTCCGTGGGCCAGATCGTGGTGCAGGGCGTGAGCGACGCGATCGGCGCGGCCGAGGCGGTGCAGGCCAGCGTCGCGCGGATGCTGACCGGCGAGGTCGACACGGCGCGCGAGGACCTCGTGCCGGAGGTGGAGTGATGGAGCTCCTCTTCGAGCGAGGCGACCAGGTGGAGCTCGTGCAGTTCGACGCCACGCTGCGCGAGAGCTTCGGCGCTGGCGCGACCATCCCGACGCGTCCCGTTGAGGCGGGCGCGGACGTGGCCGACCACGTCGTGCCCGGAGCGCAGAAGTTCTCCGCGGTCGTCGTCATCACCGACACGCCCCTCGTCGTGCCCGGGACGCAGATGTACGGCGTGACCGGACAGGTCGAGAGCGTGAGCCTGAAGCTCGGCGGGCGCCCCCGGATGACGAAGGGCGCCAACGCGACGAAGGGCACGGCGGCCGAGTACGACTCGGCGACCGACACGGCGCAGGTCTCGACGCTGCACTTCTCCGAGAGCTTCTCGCGCGTCGAGCGCGTGCTCGCGGTCCTCGAGACTGTCCGCGTCGAGGCCCTGCGGTGCACGGTGCTCACGACGATCCGCGAGCTCGACGACGTCTACCTCACCAGCATCTCGACCCCCCGCACGCGCACCAAGGGCGTCGAGGTGACCCTCGACTTCACGCAGGTCCGCGTGGCCGAGTCGCAGGTCGTCGACCTCCCCGAGCCCGAGGAGCCTCGCGCGCGCGCGGGCCGCGACGCCGGGCGCCAGCGCACGACCGAGCCGGACGCAGTCACCGAGGAGCGCGGCACGAGCGCACTCCTGGCGGTGGCGACGGCCCTTGGCCTGGGGGGCGCGTGATGCCGGTGGCCATCACCCTGCCCGTCTCGTCGACCTCGCCGCTGGTGCGCCAGCGCGTGGAGATCGAGGGCTCGGAGTTCGTGCTCGAGACTGGCTGGAACGGCCGCGCCTCGGTGTGGACGATGGTGCTCTCGGACACGTCCGAGCAGCCCATCCGCGCGGGCCTGCAGCTCCGCATGGGCAACAGGCTGCTCGAGGGACTGGCCGACTCGCGCCGCCCTCTGGGCGAGATGGTGGTCGTCGGGCGCGTGGCCGAGCCGACGATCGACTCCTTCGACAACGGCGACGCGACGCTGCTCTACTTCACGGCGGCCGAGGTCGCGGAGGCGCTCGGATGACCGCGCTCTTCCGCCGCCGCTACGCGCTGGTCGTCGGGGACATCGAGGTCACCGGCCTCGACGTCGCCTTCTCGGTGGAGCGCACGCTCGACCGCTCGCCGAACCGCGCGAGCGTCCGGGTGTGGAACCTCTCGCGCGAGCGGCGTGACGCGCTCGAGCGCATGGACGGCGTCCGCGTGCGCCTCGAGGCTGGCTACGAGTCGGGCGTCGCGGTCATCTTCGACGGCACGCTCGACCGCGCGCACTCCGAGAAGAGCGGCGCCGACTGGGTCACCGAGGTCCGGAGCGGCGACGGGGCCCGGGCGCTCCGCTCGGCTCGCGTCTCGCAGAGCTACCGCACCGACGCCTCCCTTCGCTCCCTGCTCGAGCACTGCGCGGGTGCGCTCGGGGTGGGCCTCGGCAACGCGGCCGAGGCCTTCGCCACGGCGCAGAGCCCGGCGGGCTCGGTGCTTCGCCAGGGGGCCGCGGTCTCGGGGCGCGCCGATGACGTGCTCACGCACCTCTGCGAGGCGGCGGGCCTCGAGTGGTCCGTGCAGGGCGGCGTCCTCCAGGTGCTCGCCCAGCGCCGAGCGCTGCAGCGCCAGGCCGTGCGCCTCGCTCCGGAGACTGGGCTCGTCGGGAGCCCGAGCGTGGACAGCCGCGGCAAGCTGAAGGCCGAGGCGCTGCTCATCCCCGAGCTCGAGCCCGGCCGGCTGGTCGTCGTCTCGAGCGCGCACGTCGAGGGCACCTGGCGCCTGTCCAAGGTCTCCTACGTGGGCGAGAGCTCGGGCTCGCAGTGGGGCGCGTCAATCGAAGGCGCGCAGGAAGGGCGAGCCGCATGAGCATCGGCGCCGCCATCGGGGCCCTCGTGCGCGATGCCATCCGCGCCGCGCTCCTCGACGTCCACACCACCTTTCCGGGGAAGGTCGTGTCCGTGCGCCGCGACGCCACGGGCTGGCTGGTGGACGTGAAGCCGCAGCAACTGCGCCACCTCCCCAAGCGCGGCGGCGGGACGGTGACCGAGGAGCTGCCGGTCATCCCCGATGTCCCCGTCCTCTGGCCGGCGGCCGGCGGGTGGGGCTTGTCGATGCCGATCGAGGCGGGGGATCACGTTCTCGTCGTCGCGAGCGAGCATGCGATCGGCGAGTGGCGCGCGCGCGGCGAGGTGTGCGACCCCGGTCTGCGCGGACGGCACGACCTCAACGGGTGCTTCGCGCTGCCGGGCGCCTCGACGGCGGGACGGTTCTTCTCGGACGCGCTGAGCGCTGCGGCCGAGAGCGGGATCGTGATCGGCAAGGACGGCGGGATTCAGATCGCGATCTCGACCTCCGAGATCAAGCTCGGCCGCAGCGCGACAAGCTACGCGGCCAAGGCCGACGCGGTGCTCGACCGGCTCGACGCGATCCGCACCGCCTTCAACGCGCACACCCACGTCGAGACCGGCAGCACGACGAACGCGGTGCTCGTCCCGCAGCAGATCCCCACGATGACGTCGGTCGCGGCCTCGAAGGTGAGGGTCGAATGAGCGACCTCGCCATCGCCGAGACCGTGGACGGGGAGAACCCGATCGCCGGCGACCTGCGCCTGGTCGACGGCCAACTCGTGCTCGTCGAGGACGAGGACGCCATCGCGCAGGACCTCCGCACGCGGCTGCGTTGGTTCAAGGGCGAGTGGTTCCTCGACGCGCGCACGGGCTTCCCCTGGTTCGAGCGCATCCTCGGCCAGAAGGTCACCGAGCGCGTCGTCGAGTCGCTGCTCCGCAAGGCCATCTCCTCGACGCCCGGGGTCGCGCGCATCGCGACCCTGCGTGTCTCCATCGACCGGCCCACGCGCGCCCTCACCGCGACCTTCGCGGTCGTGTCGACCGGCGGCGCGGTCGTCGACTTCACCGACTTCGTCCTGGGCGACGTCGCCCTCGGAGGTGCCTCGTGACGACGTACGGCCTGACCGCGTTCGGCTTCTGGAAGAAGCCCCTCGCACGCATCGTGACCGAGCTCGAGGAGGACCTCCGCGCCGAGCTCGGCGACACGCTCAACACCAAGAGCGGCCCGGTCCACCAGCTGATCGGCACCTTCGCCTCGCCTCTCGCCGAGCAGTGGGAGCTGCTCGAGCAGGCCGCTGCCGCGGTCGACCGCAACGCGGCCGAGGGCGCGCTCCTCGACGCGGTCGGCTCGCTCACCGGCACGCCCCGCGCGGCCGCGACACCGTCGACCGTCACGCTCACGCTCACGCTCGGCGCGAACGTGAGCGTTCCGATCGGGTCGGTCGTTTCGCGCACGGGAACGCCCACGACCCGCTTCGTGACGACGTCGCTGGCGTCTACGATCAGCGGGCCCGCGGCCAGCGTGGACGTCACGGCCGAGTGCGAGACCACAGGCCCGGTCGAGGCGCCCGCCTCGACGCTCACCGTCATCGAGACGCCGGTCGCCGGCTGGACGGCCGTGACCAACGCGCTCGACGCCACGCTCGGCACCGACGAGGAGCTCGACGAGCCCTACCGCGTGCGCCAGGTGGCCGAGCTCGAGGCGAGCGGAGCCGGGACCATCGACACGATCCGCGCGCGCGTCCTGCGCGTCGATGGCGTGGTCGACGTGCTCGCCTACGAGAACCGCACGGCCGTCACGAACGGCGACGGGCTGCCCCCCTACAGCTTCGAGATCGTGGTCTGGGACGGGGCGGGCCTCGACGCGCTCGACGCGGACATCGGAGCCGCGATCTGGGAGACGCAGCCCGCGACCGGCCGGTCCTACGGCACCACGTCGGAGACCGTCACCGACGAGGCGGGCGGCCTGCAGAGCGTGAGCTTCTCGCGCGCCACGCTCTCCGACGTCTACCTCGAGATCCAGCTCGACGTCTCGACGAGCGCGGGCTGGGTCGCCGGCCTCGCCGACACCATCAAGAGCGCGCTCGCGACCTGGGGCGACGCGAACCTCGGCGTCGGGGACGACCTCGCACGCTCGCGCCTCTACTCGGTGATCCACGGCGTGAGCCCGTCGATCACGAACGTCCCCGCGATCCTCACCGGCTGGACGGCCTCGCCGCTCACCGCTGCGGACCTGACCGTCGCGATCCGCGAGGTCGCAGACATCGACACCAGCCGCATCGTCATCACCCCCAACGTGCTCCCGTGAGGCCCCCGTGGCGCTGACCGTTCTACCCACCAAGACCGACGGCTCCATCGGGCGAGAGAAGAGCGAGACCCCCGTCTCGTCCGGCCTGCCCGTCGACCTCGACTACTACGAGACCGCGACCGAGCACGAGCGCATGAAGGACGCCCTCGTCGGCGTCTGCGCCGAGGTCGGTCTCTCGGACGGCTCCACCGTCGGCTCGCTCGTGTACCGCGTGGAGGCCATCGAGGGCGGCGCCATCCCGACCGACGTCATCGCACTCGCCGAGCAGGGCAGCGCCCCGGCCGCGCTCGCCAACAGCGTCAAGGTCTACGCGCGGGACAACGCGGGCACGAGCGCGCTCTACGCGCGCACCGACGACGGCGTCGAGCACAACCTCACCGATCCGACGGCTGCGACCGAGTGGCCGGTAACCCCGCTCACCGCCTCAGCCACGCTCACCGCCGTCTCGCAGATCGTCGAGGTCGACGCGACCTTGGCCGCCGTCGTGCTCGCGCTGCCTGCGGCAAGCGCGGCGGAGGGCGTCCGCTACATCTTCGTCCAGACCGACGGGAGCGAGAACACGGTCGAGCTCGACCCCGACGGGACCGATGACGTCGCGGGCGCGGGCGCGGGCGTGAACTACACGCTCCCTGGCTCTGGCGTGCCTGGAGCCTGGAGCCTCTACTCCAACGGAGTCGGCTGGCTGCGCTCCGACCACATCCCCGTCGTCACGCCGACGACGAGCGCGGCGACCTGGACGATCACGGAGTCGGGCGCCGCCCCCGCGGCCGTCGCCGACGAGGCGCAGCTCTACGCGCTCGACGTGGGCGGCGTGACGCACTTCTACGCGCGCCTCTCCGACGGCACGAGCGTCCGCCTCACGGGCACCGCGACGGCGCCCGCGGCACTCGGGCGCGCCGCATCGGCGGGAACGCTCGGGTCCGTCGCGAACGCCGACCATGTGCACGACGGGACGCGCGTCACCATGTCGACTGTCGTCACGACCGACGTCGCGCTCCCCGATGCCGACGTGGTGCGAGTCTCCTCGGCGTCAGGCAACCGCATCCTCGACCTCGGCGCGGCTGTCACGGGAGCGCCGCGCAAGATGTGTGACCTCCTGAAGGTGGACACCGGGACGAACACCATCGCCCTCAGCCCCGGTGGGTCGCAGACCGTCAACGGCGGCGGCGCCGGCGTCGACCTCGTGCTCCCCGACTCCGACTCTCCGGACCTTCCCGGATGGACCGTTTACCGGGACACCGACGGCAACTTCCTGGTGTACTGACGATGCCTCTCTACAACAGGTGGAAGCGTCGGCACGCAGGGTGGTCGCCGCTCACCGCGGCTGCGGCGTGCCTCTCGTGGCATCGCGGGACCGACCTCGTGACGCTCAACGGCGCTGACGTCGAGACGTGGGACGACCTGAGCGGCAACGGTCGCACCTTCGGCCAGAGCAACGCTTCGCGCCGGCCGACGACTGGCACGCTCGGCGGGCATACGGCGATCACGTTCGACGCAGCGAACGCCGAGCATCTGCTGCTCACGGGCACGAGCTACGGCAGCCCCTCCGCGCTCCATGTCATCCGCGTGCTGAAGCGTACCGCGGACCCTTCCGCGGCCGCGGCGTCGTGTGGCCTCGACGCGTGGGGGCCAGTCGACGACGGCGCGTATCCGTGGGTCGCGCCCGGCATTGTCTACGACACCACGGCCGTGACCACGGCGGGCACGTACGCCACGGTCGGCAATCCGACCACGTCGATGGCCTCGCTCTGCACGTACGAGTCGATCGCGACGGCGTCCGCGTTCAAGGCGAAGATGAACGGCGACGGGGGCCTCGTGTACTCCGGCGCGACGCTGGGCGTCAGTCTCGCGACGACGCCGCAGATTGGCGGCTCGGTCGCAGCGGCTCGCTACATGGCGGGCGAGATCGCCGAGGTGATGGTCTTCTCGAGCGAGCTTGGCGCGGGCGACCGCGCCGGGCTCGCGGCGTACATCCTCGCTCGCTACGGACACAGCATCACGTGAGGTGAACATGCCGACCTTCCCCCACGCGTTCGACTACTCCTTCGGCTACGACCCGAGCATGTCGACGGTCGCGGGCACCTCGCTCGCGCTCGACCTCACGCACGTCGAGCGCGCGAAGTCGCGCCTGCTGACGCAGTTCAAGGACAAGCCGCGCATCGAGGCCGTCGTCGAGGCGCTGGTGCGCCAGGTGCAGCACCTCGAGGTCGCGAGCTGGCAACTGCTCGTCGAGCAGCTCCTCTCAACCGCTGCGGGCACCGTCCTCGACTCCATCGGTGGGCTCGTCGGCGTGACCCGGCCCGCCGGCTGGAACGACGACGAGATGCGCGCGCGAGTCCGCGTCGAGATCCTCGTGCTCCGCTCGCGCGGGACCGCTGGAGACCTCGTCGGCATCGTGCGCGGCTACGAGAACGACGAGAACGCCCCGCTCGAGCTCGACCCGCGACTGCCGTGCGAGATGGCCATCATCCTAGGCTTCGAGAGCACCGGTCTCCGGGCCTTCGACCTCGCTCGCCTGCTGCGACGGGCCAAGCCCGTGGGGCATCGGCTCACCGTCGAGTATCTGACGCAGTCGACGGCGTCGACGCTCGCTTTCTCATCCACGCTCTCGGCCTGGGAGCCAGTCGAGCCAGCGACCGGCTTCGGCTGGTCGGGCGACACGACGATCGGCGGCCAGCTCGCCGGCGTGACGGAGTAGACGATGGCAGACAGGCCCCTCGACATCCCCACCTGGGCGACCGACGAGAACTACGTCGCGGTCGGCGAAGCGTGGGACGGGCAGCCGACGAAGGTGGCGCCCGCGCCGGCGAAGCAGGCCGAGGGCGTCGAGCCCGCCGAGCGCTTCCCAGCGGACCACTTCAACTGGCTCCTCAACCGCATGGGCGGGTGGGCCGCCTACCTCGCCGCGGTCCCCCTGGTGAACTGGGACGTTCGCGCGCACGCGACGACGAGCACTCCGACCGCCTGCGCCGGCATCGCCGGGCGCACCTGGACCGGTGAGCTCGACTCGCTCATGGCGATCTTCGACTCTGCCGGCAACGGCCTCGCGCAGCGCTCGACGGACGGCATCCACTGGACCGACCTCTCGGGCGGCATCACGGGCGCCCTCCGCGACGTGGTGTTCATGGCGGGCGCGGTGAACCTCTGGCTGCTCGCGGGCGACACCGGAACGATCTGGAGCCACGCCACCAACACCGGCGGCAGCTGGACGGCCCGCGGGCCCGCGTCGGGCGACCACTTCAACGCGATCGCGGTCAACGACGACAGCACCCTCGCGGTCGCCGTCGGAGAGAACGGTCGCATCTACACCTCGACGAACGGCACCGCCTGGACGAGCCGCACGAGCGGGACGGCCGAGGACCTGAAGGATGTCGCGTACGGGAACGGCCGATGGGTCGCCGTCGGGACCAACAACAAGATCATCACGTCGACCGACGGCACGACGTGGTCCTCGCTGCTCGGCTCCGCGGGCTCGACCGTCACGCACGCGGTCTACGACGCGAACGCCGACCGCGTTCTGTGCTTCCTCGCGGCGTCCGTGCGCCACGTCACCCCGGCAACGGGCGTGCTCTCCGCAGCGATCGGCGCGGTGGGCGGCACCGTCTCGGCCGTGGCCACCGACGGCGCGGGCACCGTGCTCGCGCTCTGCGCCAACGCCCGGCTCTACTGGACGACGGACGGGGGCGAGACGTGGAGCTCGGGGTCGCCGGTGCCCCAGGGCGCGGGCGTCTCCTCGGTCTTCAACGGCATGTGCTTCTACCCCGACCACGGCTGCTACTTCATCGCGGCCGAGACCGGCACCGCACCGCTGCTGATGCAGTCCGAGAGGACGGCATGAGCGACTCCGGCTTCACCCTCGACTTCGACGACGACCTCTCGCGCGGCCCGCGCACGCCGACGCCGAGCGAGGTTCCGAGCCACGTGCGCGAGCTGCTGCGCGTCGTCGCCGGGCACGCGAAGCAGCATCGGACGCTGCGCCGGCTCATCTGGTCTGTCGTGGGCGCGGTTGCCCTCGGGAGCTTCACCGTCGTCGGCGCCGTCGCCGGCGCAGCCTGGTACCTCGGCGCGCGGATGGAGCGCCTCGAGTCGATCACTTGGAGAGTCGAGCGCCTCGAGCGCGCGATGGAGGACCGTCATGTCGCCGACCGCTGACCCGAAGAAGCCCGCGCCGCGCCCCCGCGGCACCTGGCACACGCAGCCCTCGTGGCCGACCGTCGCGCTCGTCGTCGCGATGCTCGCGGCGATGCTCGCGACCTACGCGCTCACGAAGGGCGAGGACCGCACCGAGACGATCCTCGTGCTCGGCGCCATCGGCACCACGCTCGCCGCGCTCATGCGCCCGCTGCTCGCGCGCTTCTACACGCCGCTCGGCGCGCTCCTCGCGGTCTCGCTCGCCCTGGGCGCGTCGGGCTGCGGAGCCTCGGCGCTCACTGCCCATGCTCGCGTCTACGCCTTCGCCGCCATCACGCTCGAGGCGACGCACGAGACGATGGTCTCGACGTGCACCGCGCTCCGTGACGCGTGCGCGGACGGCGTCTCGTGCCTCGCGAGCGCGCAGTCCTCGTGCTCCGACGTGGCCACCGCGCAGGACGCAGCGCGCGATGCGGTCGACCTCTACCAGCGCGTGCTCAGCGCGGCGCAACTCGCCGAGGGGGACCCCGACATCATGCGCTCGGTCGTGGCTGCCCTCGGCATCGCGGCAGAGGCCTGGGCCGCGCTCGGACGCACGCTCGGACGCATCGGGCGAGACGTTCCCGCGCTGCCCTCGTGGGCGCTCGACATCCTCTCGACCGTGGGAGGCGCGTCGTGAGCGGCGCCGACCTCGCGCTGCGCGTCCTCGGCACCATGCTCGCGGGCCTCGCCGCGGCTGCCCCCGAGCTGTTCGACCTGCTCTCGCCCAGCGAGCGTGAGGCCTTCGAGAGCATCATCGCGAGGGGCAAGGGCCACCTCCCGGCAGCGGGCGCCGCGCACGCAGCCGTCGCCGCCATCTTCGCGACGGCGCCCACCGCGCCCGCACCGGCGCCCGCCGTCGCTGCCCGCTTCCGCATCGCGCCGTCGACCACGCGCACGCTCGCGGAGATCCTGCGCACGCGGGGCATGCAGCTCAGCGGCGAGGAGCGCGTCGAGCTCGCGGCCGCGCATGCGCTCGTCGAGGCCTTCGACCGCGGCGAGGTCGTGCTCGCCTCCCCGCTCGCGCCCCCCGTGCTCTTCGGCGAGCCCGACCACGGCGAGGACTGACCCATGACCACCCAGCTCAGCACCACCGTCCGCTCTGGCATGGCCGCGGCCGTCGAGACCGCGATCGGCACCTCGCCGAAGCTCTCGCTCTGGACGGGCGCCCCGCCCGCCAACTGCGCCGCCGCGAACAGCGGGACGAAGCTCGCCGAGATGACGCTGCCCAGCGACTTCGTGACCGAGTCGGGCGGCGTGCTCACGAAGAGCGGCACCTGGGAGGACCTCACCGCCGACAACACCGGCGACGCGGGGCACTACCGCATCCACGACAGCGCGGGCACGACGTGCCACCTCCAGGGCACCGTGACGGGCACCGTCGCAGGCACCGGCGACATGGTCCTCCAGCAGGCGCTCGAGAGCATCGTGGCCGGCCAGCGCGTCTACGTGAGCACCTGGACGCTCACCGTCGGCGGGGCCTGACGTGACCGGCATTGTCACCCGAGACGAGATCGTTGCCGCGCTGGCGAACGCGATCACGCTCCCCGTGATCAAGGCCTCGATCGCGACCCAGGGCGCCGGCGGGTGGAGCTCGCTCTGGCGTGCGACCGGCACGCCCGCCCAGGGCGCGATCCCCGGCGCCGCCGCCGTGTGCACGGACGCGCTCCTCGGGAGCCTCGGCGCGATTCCGACGCCGACGGGCGGGCAGCGGAACGCCGCGCTTCGCGTCGCGATGGCATCGGGCAGCGCGGGGCCGCTCGTGCTTCTCGTCGATCGGCTCGCGCACATGGGCGGCCTGAGCGGCGTGACGGCCAGCCCGACCGCGCAGACCGTCGACGTCGACATCTCGTCGCTCGCCGGGACGCGGTGCGCTGCGGACTACAGCGACGTGACCTGGTGGCTCGAGATCTACTCGGACATCGGCACGACCGCACGGGTCGCGACGGTCGCCTACACGGACTCGGGCGGCGGCTCGCGCACTACGACCGTCGCGCTCGGCGGCGCCTCGCCCCTCAACCAGGACTCGCGTTGCTTCCCGATCATCCCGGCCGCTGCCACGCCGCTGCCGATCGAGAGCGTTCAGTCTGTCACCCTCGACGCGTCCACCGGTACGGCGGGCAGCTTCGGCGTCACCGCAACGCGCGAGATCGCACCCCTCGCGCTCCCTCCCGTCGCGAACTACGCGGACCTCTACGACTGGGCCCGCCTCGGTGCTCCGAGCGTCCACGCCGACGCGTGCCTCTCGTTCATGCAGCTCTGCACCACGACGAGCACGGGCGCGCTCACGGGCTCGGTAGCAATCGGGACCGCGTGACGTGGCGTCCTCGTCCTCGATCGATCTGATAGGCCGGACCCGGCTCGCCTGGCGAGCTGGTGATCTCGGCGACGCGACCGACCTCTTCGACGTCGAGCTGCTGGGCGGCGCGGGCGCAGCGCTCGCAACGAGCACCATCGCCGTCACGAGCGCGAGCTCCGCGCACGTCGAGGCAGCCGCCGTCGCTGCCGGGCTCGTCGCGGTCTCGAGCGCCTCCACCGCGGGCGCCGAGGCGCAGGCCCTGGCGTCGCCCTCGGTCGCCATCACCAGCGCGGCGAGCGCATCGAGCGAGGTCGCGGCGCAGGCCGCCCAGGTCGTCGCCGTCGTCTCGGCGAGCACGGCCGCTGCGCAGGTCGAGGCGCTCGCATCGGGCACGGTCGCAGTCGTCGCCGCGGCCGCAACGCACGTCACGAACAACACCAGCGCCGACGCAACCGCGACGATCGCGATCGCAAGCGCGAGCACGACGGCGCTGCGCGAGGCCGGCTCGTACCGCTATCGGTCGCGCATCCCCGCTGAGGTGCGGAGCGTGACCATCCTCGCCGACGTGCGCGCGCAGCGCATGCAGGCCGACCCGCTGCGCTCGAGCAGCATCGATGCAGAGCGCAGAAGCGCACGCGTGCCGGCTGACGTCCGGTCCGTGTCCGTGCCGGAGGCAGCATGACGACGCAGGCGCAGATCGGCGCGGGGGACGTGGACTCGTGGGTGAACGACTGGACCGCGTGGCTCGCGCGCAAGACCGTCGAGGAGTCGACGCCGGTCACGATCGAGAGCTCGTCGTGGGCTGCCACGGGCGGCCTCGTCGTCGCCGACTCGCCGGTGCCGGCGGTCTTCGACAGCGACCGGCAGACGAAGTGCTGGTGGGACGCGAGCGCGTGCGAGGAGCACGACGTCGTGACCCTGACGAACAGCATCGTCACGAGCGCCGGGCACGAGCGGAGCTGGACCATCGTCATGACCGTGGTGCGCCGATGACCCGCCTCGCGACCCTCGCGCTCGCGCTGCTCCTCGCCGGCTGCCCGCGGCCCGTCTGCTCGACGCTCGCGACGCGCTGCGACGGTGCGCGCGCCGAGGTCTGCGCGGCTGACGGGCAGTGGCAGCTCGTCGCCGACTGCGACCGCGTCGCGCTGCAGTCCGGCGGCGAATGGCTGTGCGCGCCCGTCGTCGACGATGGCGAGCGTCGAACGGGCCGACGAGGTCGGCTTCGAGCCCGGCAACGAGATGGGCGCGGACGTCGGTCGCGGAGGGCATCGGGGTAGAGACGATCGCCGAGGTGGCGGACTGACACAAGCGGGCCCAACCGCGTCCGAAGCCGGCGGGCCATGCGGCGCACAAAGTGAGCTAGGATCGCGTCTCCGATGGTGGATGCGATCGCAGATGGCGCGGGTGTCTCGAACCAACGACCTACCGTGCCTCCGCCCACCGCGACCAAGGCGGCTGGGATGAGCAGTCGTCCACCGCGTCAGGGGCCGGAAGCGGATCTTGTCGAGCGCTTCCTCGGCCAATTTCGCCCGAGAGTCGCAGTCGACCACCGCATGACGATCTTTCGCGAGCCGCAGCTACCGGCAGGCGCCCCCGACGTCGTCGTCGTAAAGTGGGATGCCGCAGTCGCATCGCGTTGGGAGCCAGCGCGGAGGCAGCTCACGGCGAGTGACGTGCAGCTCGTGCATTTCCTCGCAACCAGCGGCCCCGCGGATCTCGCGTCGCTCGCCTGGCACCAGTTCCGGCGCGCGCCGAGAGCCCTGCGCGTGCTAGCCGATCTTGGGCTCGTACGCGAATCGCGCGGTCGGTGGCGCGCTGCGCCGCTGCGGGGCGTCTTCGCTGTGCGGAGCATCATCGCCTTCGAGGCCAAGATCTCGAACTGGAGCACCGCCATCGAGCAGGCTGCCCGGAACCGCTGGTTTGCATCGGAGTCCTACGTGCTCGCTCCTCGTGGGTCTGCACTGCCCTCGCTCGTCGCAGGGTCGCGCACGTTCGGCGTCGGTGTCTGGGTCGAGGGCGCCGCAGCCCCGGTGCTCCGCGCGGTGCGCAACGAGGCTCGCCAACCTGTGTCCTACGCCTCGTGGCTATTCAACGAATGGGCGTGGAGATGCTCGCGCACCGACGCGAGAGAGGAGCAGGCACCGTGATCACGCCGCAGTGGCTCGCTCAGCAGTTCCCGCAGCTCAGCGCGATCGCTCCGCTTGCGGAGGCCGGACAGAAGTGGGTCTACAGCGCGTCGCATCCCAAAGAGGGGGACGTGGTCCTCAAGCTCATCAAGCCCACGACAGACGGCGAGCGT